TAAACTCTTTTCTTCAGAGTCAGACAATCAAGCGATTAAGGGCAAGATCAAGGTAGGAGATAAATTAATTGAAGAAAAGATTGGTAGAACTATTAAGTGGGAACTCCAGTTCTCCAAAACCTCTCCAGGGTTCCAGTCTGGTGAGTATGATTTTTATTTCAGAGGTGACGATATTGGTCTTGATACCATTGGTGATTTGGTTACTACCGCAGAACTAAATGGCATTGTAGAACGCACAGGTGCTTGGTATATACTTCCTGACGGCACAAAGGTTCAGGGTAAAGAAGCATTTGTTAATCGTGTAAGAGAGGATCTTGATTTGCAGGAATCAATCAAGGCTAAACTAAGTGCCTAACTATACAATTTATGAAGGTAAATTTGTTTGCCATACTTGTAAGATAGAAGTAAAAACATTAAGGCTTTATGCAGAAACTAAAGAGATGACTTGGATGTGTAAAGATAAGCATCTAAGTACCGTTAAATTTGGTAAGCAGAAATGGAAGGGCAATGACAGAGAAGAGTGAGTCCAAGAGAATAGGTGCTAAACAGCACAAGAACTCTGGCCGTGGCACACATAAAGGAGATGCCACCTGGGAAAACTTTACAGTTGACTTTAAAGAAGTTGGAAAGTCCTTTACTTTAAATAAAGAGATTTGGGCAAAGGCCACTACTGATGCTATTAGAAATGGCAATGATCCAGCCATTGTTATTGCCCTTGGCGAGGGGAACTCAAAGGTGAGGCTTGCTGTCATAGAAATGTCTATTCTAGAACAATTAGTGGATAAGGTATAATAGAACTATGAACTCTATTATTATCGATGATGTTTTCTCTAAAGAAGAGATTGATCAACTTTATGCTACCATCAACGAAGAACTATCGAGCAGAGAGCATGTTGAGTGGGTAGATGAGATCCATGGCAAGTATACCTATGTAGACACAATTGTAAAAATTCAAGAACAACTTGGAAGATCTACCTGCTCTGGAATTAAATTACCAGATAATATTGTTGAAAAGGTTTACTCTATTGTAAATAAAGAAGAGTCAACAAATGAGTATGTATTGATGAATAATACAGTTACGTATGGAGAGTACAATCCAAAATTTGGAACGCCAGATTTGTCCCCACACTATGATGGTGGCAAAGCATCTTTAATCTTAGATTACCAATTAGAGTCTACTGTAGACTGGGCTATTGGTGTAGATGATGAATTACACATAATCAAAGACAACTCTGCACTACTTTTAAGACCATTAGACTATAGCCACTATAGACCAAAGCGTGTTTGGAACAACGGAGAATATGTAAAAATGCTATACTTTGATTTACGACTTGATACGAAAGAGTATCATAGAAAAAAGATTAGTGATATTTATAATGGATTACAAAATAGAAATGGGGAACAACATGCTTAATAACTTGGCAAACGTAGTAGTAAAAACTGTATTTACGGAAAAAGAAATTTCTGATATCTACAATTTGGTATCATCAACAACAAAGACAGACTTTGTAAAAAGCCTTGGATATAATACGTGGCACATAGAACTCCCTAAAGAAATTGAAAAGAAACTTGAAGACCTAGTTAGCAACATGTATGGAAGACAAGTAGTTTTATCAGAGTACAACTTTTCTAGATATGAAAAGACAAAATCAAATTGTCAAAAATATACCTACTGGCCTTTACTCTTTCCTCATACAGATGAAGCATTTGATTCACCAAGAATAACACTAGACATACAGTTAAAAGCAAATACTGATTGGGGTATCTCTGTAGACAATGCTGGCAATGAATCAACATATACACTAAAAGATAATCAAGCGGTTACTTTTTCAGGCACTCATCAAGTCCACTGGAGACCAGCAAGGGAATTTTTAGAAGGCGAATATATGGAAATGATTTTTTGTCATTTTAAAGTAGTTGGTATGGAAGATCCACTAACTATAGAGCATGTTAACAATATGAGACAAATTGGTTTGCAAAGATGGAACGAGTGGTCAAAAAACAATGAACCTTGGACATCAAATTCAGACGATAGATCAATTGACAAAATGAGATATCAAGATAAGAACTCAAATAATAGTTTTGAAAAAGAAAGAAATTCTGTAGAAAACGAGATAAGGGGATAAAATAATGGAAAATAATCAAAGAGAAAATGCACCAATGCACCAATACCTAACAACAATGGAAAAATATAATAAAGAACTTCCTTTTTATGCAGATGATATTTATAGTTTAGAAGATGCAGAAGAACTTCGTGCAATTTTTGATCATGGAAAATCTCTTGAGCCAGTATTCTATAGACCAAACGAGCAGCACGAAGAAGATCCAACTCCTGCAGGAAGATTTAGACCAAAAAATATTACTCATATGTCTAGACAACTTATTGAATTTATAATGCCAAAACATATTGAAGAAAAAATTGATCGTATTGTTAAACCACTTTATAATGGAGACATTGCTTTATGTCACTATAACTATATTGAATATAACTTAGATTTTTCTGAGGGCAAGCACAATCCTATGCTACCACCACATATTGATGCAGATGAAAATCTTATTACAGTAAATACTAATTTTGGCTCTAATATTGTCTGGGACTTAATTATTGATGGCAAAACGTATTCACTTGCTCCTGGACAAACAATTATTTTTTCTGCTGTGAATCAAATTCACTGGAGACCACAAAGAAATTGGAAAGAAGGAGAATTTCTTGAAATTCTAAGTCTTGACTATTGCCCAACCACAAACTATAGATTTACTGGACTAACTAATCCAATTGATCCAGTTAAAAATGGTGAAGCAAGAGCAAACTACTCAAAGACATTAAATGAACGAGAAGATTTTAAAAAAGCATGGCAGAAATATAATGAAGATGCTATTCGTGATAATGTTGTACCTCCGACAACTGGTTACTAGGAGTAAGACGTGTCAGAAAATACAACCACTATTAGTATGATTAATGGTCTGTCTGAAATTGCAGACTACATGGAAGATGAAGAACTTACTACTGCTCTTACATTTATTGCCAAGGTTATATTAAAGCCAGATATTCCTTTAAATGTTGTAACAGTTGAGATAGTTAGACTTCAGGCAATTGCAGCAAAAATGGCCCTAAAGGCTACCTGGATGGCAAATGTAGATAAGTCTGATCGTGGAAAGAAGAACTTATACTACACCGCAGCCGAAGCAATTAACAATCTTGTTTCTGCATTAAAGTACACAACAAAGTAATTTTCTGCTATACTTAGATTAACAGAAACGAGAATAATAACAATGACAAAAAATTTATTGCACACGATTATGATAAAGCCAGAAGAGCAGCCAGTCCACCCTATGGATGTTGCTGGGTTGATTCAAAAAATTCAAGAAGGCTATACTATAAAAAGAGTTGATAAGCATACAACAAAGAAAACGTTTGCACCATCAACTATTGCTTTTGGTCATGGAGAGTGTCCAAGGTACTGGTATCTGGCTTTTGATGGTCAAATGTTTGAAGATAATGCAGATGCATACAGCGCAGCAAATATGACTGCTGGAAGTCTTTCTCATGCAAGAATTCAGGCAGCAATGATGAATTCTAAAATTGCAAAAATCTATAAAGATGATGAAGGCGAAGATACTACAGAGTTTAAGGTTAGATATGATGATCCTCCTATCTTTGGATATGGCGATGTGATGCTTGACTGGCAAGGAGAAGAACTCATTGGTGAAATTAAGACAATGATGAATGAAGGATTTGAGTATAGAAAAACAAAAAATAAGGCAAAGAGCGGTCACCTTATGCAGTTGTTAATTTATATGAAAATTTTTAAAAAGGCAAAGGGAGTATTGATTTATGAAAATAAAAACAATCATGAACTTCTTATTTTGCCCGTAGAAGTAAACGATCATTACCGTCGGTGGGTAGACCAGGCATTTGATTGGATGAGAGAGGTAAGAAAAAATTGGGAAAATCAAACTTTGCCAACAAAAAATTATCGATCTAATTCAAAAATTTGCAAGTCATGCCCAATTAAAAAGGCATGTGAGTCTGCAGGGACAGGGGTTGTAAAACTCAAATCCTTGGAGGTTCTTGGTGAAGAATTGCAAATGGTGTGATGTAAACTTTGAAACAAAAATATCTTATCAGATATATTGTTCTGCAGAATGTAGAAACTCTGCAACAAAAGAAAACATTGCACAAAGATACGTTTACACAAAGCGTAAAAAAAGAATTGGCAAGGTAAGACTTTGCTCAAACTGCCAAGTACAGTTGTCAATATATAATGACGACCCGCTTTGCAGTTTTTGCATTGCCAGCCCAAAAGAAGTTAATCTTACACTAAAAGAAATAAAGGCAATGTTTGATGAAAAATAAATGGGGGTTTGAGGTTATGCCAAAGATAATATGTGCTATTGATGCTAGTACAAACAATCTTGCCTTTGCTTTGTTTGATACCCAACAAAAAACATTGGGTGCTGTTGGAAAGATTAATTTTCAGGGTAAGGATACATACGAGAAGGTTATGGATGCTGGTCAAAAGGTAAGAGCCTTTTTTGATTACTATGGTGGCTTTGAAGCAATTATAATTGAACACACTGTGTTTATGAATAGCCCAAAAACTGCTGCCGATCTTGCTTTAGTTCAGGGAGCAATCCTTGGATCGGCTGGTCAGGTTGGTACAAAAGTTATTGGCAAGGTTGCTCCCATTACTTGGCAGAATTTTATTGGTAATAAAAAAATAAGCAAAGAGGAAAAATTAATAATTAAATCACAAAATCCAGGGAAATCAGAGTCATGGCTTAAAACACACGAAAGAGAATTAAGAAAACAGAGAACAATAAGATATATTAATACTATATATGATAGAACTATTACTGATAACGATGTAGCAGATGCTTGCGGTATTGGCCATTGGGCGTTATCAAACTGGAACAAAGCGATAGGGGTTGACAAATAACCTTATGGCTGCTAAACTATATACAAGTGAACTATGGCTTAAGAAAAGATATCATATGGACAAGAAAACTCCAGAAGATATCGCTAAGGAGTGTGGAGTGAGCGTGGAAACTATTTATGTATACCTTGCTAAATTTGGATTAAGGAAGTCAAAGCGATGAGTAAATTTGAGAAAACGTTGGTAGCCATGGCCGTAGTAGGCATGGTAGGTTTTGCTTTTGCGTTTGCTGCGCTAAAAGGAATTCCAGAATCATTTGATTGGGAACTTGATGAAGAGGAATCTTATGAGTGACAATTTAAATATAACAGTTGATCAAGTTAATAATCCTTTACACTACACGTCAGACCCATCTGGTATTGAGTGCATTGAAATAACTCGTCATCGTAATTTTAATATTGGCAATGCATTTAAGTATCTGTGGAGAGCAGGACTTAAAGATGAGTCTAAAACTATTCAGGATTTAGAAAAGGCAATCTTTTATATTAAAGATGAGATTAATAGGTTAGAAGGAAAATATGTCAACTGAAGATGATTTAGTTAAGCACCTTGATCAAGTCAATCTTGTTGTAGAAGAATACCTAAAAGGAAATGATCCTACAGTAATTTCAAAGCAGTTGGACATACCAAGAACAAAAGTTGTTACACTTATTAATGAGTGGAAAGTTATGGCATCTGCAAATGATGCGATCCGTGCCCGTGCTAAAGAAGCCTTAGCAGCAGCAGATACTCACTATAGTAAGTTAGTATCTCGTACATATGAGGTTATTGATGAGGCATCAATGACTAATAATCTTGGTGCAAAGACCGCAGCAATTAAACTTGTTATGGACATTGAGTCTAAGCGTATAGACATGCTACAAAAGGCTGGTCTTCTTGAGAATAAAGAGTTAGCAGAAGAAATGATGGAGATTGAGCGCCGTCAAGAAGTTCTTGTTTCAATATTAAAAGATATTGCTTCTGAGTATCCACAGGTTCGTGATGAGATTATGCGTAGACTATCTTCATTTGCAAAAGACAATGAGGTGATTACAGTTGTCCACG